GCTGTATCTGATGCTACAACTACCTTCATGGCTGCTACTAGCGTTGACGCTGCAGCTGCTGGTACAATGGTATTCGGTACACAGACACTTGGTATCTCTGCTGATGCAGATACTATTGACGCTGTAACAGTTATTGATGGTACAACTTCAGGTGCTACTGCTCGTGTATGGGCTATCGTCGTAGACGTAAACGAAGCAACTCGTGACGCTGCTGAAGTAGTACGCGACGTACTGGCTTAATAGCTAACTAAGGGGCCCCTTCGGGGGCCTCTAACTTTTCTATTGTCAATACCCTCTGAGGAGGTTATTCATTATAGAATCAGGAGGCATAAATGTCCACGTACGTAACACTTGTCAATCAGCTCCTAAGACGCCTCAATGAGGTGGCTCTTGACTCGTCTGGTGACGGTTTCGCAACAGTAAAAGGTGTTCAGGCTCTAGCCAAAGACTCTATCAACAGCTCTATTCGGCGTATCTTACAAAATGGTCACGAGTTTCCATTTCTTAAGACGACGTATACACACACACTTACAGCCCTACAGCGTGAGTATAGCTTTCCTCTTGACTTCTCGACTGTTGACTGGGACTCTTTCTTTCTTAAGGTTCACACCACTGAGAACAATGAGCCTCGCCTACTTAAGCCTATTTCTTACGAAGAGTACCTAAGCTCGTACCGGACTTCGGATGAAACAAATACAACTGGTGATTCTCCAATCCTGGTGTACCAAACCTACGAAGAGAAGTTTGGTATATCTCCTCCACCTAATACAGACTATCAGATAGAGTACGTGTACTTCACGTACCCTAACGATCTGACAGCGTACGATGACGTAGCTATTATTCCTTCTCGCTTTGACCATATCATTGTAGATGGAGCTATGATGTACCTTATGCGTTTTCGTAGCAACGATAACCAAGCTCAAATTCACCAGAGTAACTTCGAGGATGGTATTAAGGCTATGCGCAACCTTCTCCTAGACGATGCGTTATCCGTGCGATCTACCGTTATTGAACGGTCCAATCTGCCTCGTAGCTTCCCAGGGGTTGCTTAATGCCCGATAATCTACGATCCTTTAAGGTATCCTGCAGGGGTGGGTTAGACACGGGCCGTGACCTCCTGTCCCAAGGGGAGGTTAAGCCTGGCTCAACTATTTCTATGGTTAACTACGAACCTGCTCTAACGGGCGGGTACCGTCGTATCAGTGGCTTCACGAATACTTACGGAACCGTCCCTGGTACAGGGTCTGTTTTAGGTGTGGCTGTAGTCAACGGTATTAATAGTGGTATCCTGGCTTGCCGTACACCGTCTGCAGGAAATAACTACTTGCATTACTGGGATGGGTCTGCTTGGCAAGCCGTAACTACTGCTGGCTCCCCGACCATGACAGGTGTTACTAAAGTTCGCTTTACACGGTTTAACTTCGGGGCTCCTAAAGTTATCCTGACGGATGGTATCAACCCAGCTTCTTCTTACGATGGAACGACCTATACTCAGATCACACACGCAAACGCTCCGTCAAGCCCTCGGCTAAGCGTCGAGTTTCAGAACCATATCATGTTAGCAGGTGATCCTACTGGAGATACTGAGGTTCACTTCAGTGCACCGTACTCTCCTGTTGACTTCTCTCCAGCAAACGGAGCTGGTGTTGTAAATGTTGGTTTCCCTGTTGTAGCCATGAAGCCTTTCCGTGATGCTTTGTATATCTTCGGTATTAACAGTATCCGTAAGCTGACAGGAACTAATGCTTCTGACTTTAAGTTGGAATCTGTTACAGATAATTTGGGTTGCTTGGCCACTGATAGTGTTATGGAGGTGGGGGGTGACCTCCTCTTTTTGTCACAAGACGGACTTAGACCAGTAACAGGTACCGACCGTATTGGCGACATTAACCTAGAGACAGTTTCTAAGGATATCCAGTCTATCATGACAGGCGTAGTTCTTAGTTTGAACCTTGATGATCTAAACTCTGTAGTGGTGCGTTCCAAGTCTCAGTTTAGACTTCTCTTTGGTGGATCAGACAGTCAAGGGATCATAGGTGCTCTTAGACCGGGTGAGGCTGGTCTTACGTACGAGTACGGTCAACTACTCGGTATCGAGACTACCTGCGCCGCTAGTGGGTACATCGGCCAGACTGAGGTTGTAGTACACGGGGACTCTGGGGGTTTAGTACACAAGCAAGAGTCTGGGACATCCTTCAATGGAGAAGATATCTTCAGTGTACTTCAGACACCATTCTTCCACATGGAGGACCCTGAGGTTCGTAAAGTTATATACAGTATTTCAACATACTTAAGGTCAGAGGGGCCTAGTGACATTATACTGGGTGTTGAGTACGACTACCAAACCCCGGACGTGCTGAAACCTACTGACTACGGCTTACATATCAGGAATACCGCAGCATACTACAGTGAAGCACTGTACGATTCTACAGCCGTCTTCGATGGTAACCCTTCCCCAGTGTTTAGAACAAACGTAACAGGGTCAGGCAAATCAGTATCACTAAGGTACGTGACGAACGGAACAGAGGCATCCCACATCATTCAGGGGCTTGTCATAACATACGGACTAGGAGATAGACTTTAAATGGCGGGTTATACTAGACAGTCAGTCGCTGACATCATCGCTAGTGCAGTTATTAAGGCTGCACCAGTTAATGCTGAATTTAATGCAGTGCGGGATGCTTTCACACAGGCCACAGGTCACACTCATGACGGATCAACCTCTGAGGGAGCTTACGTCCCCCTCATCTCTGATACAAGTGCTTTTAATAAAGTAGTAGTTGACTCGACAAACAACCGTATTAGTTTCTACAGTGATGTATCATCTGTGGCGGTTGAGCAAGTGCGTATCGAAGACGGTGTCTTTGTTCCTGTCACAGATAACGATGTGGACCTCGGGTCAGCTTCTGCTGAATTTAAGGACTTGTACTTAGACGGCATTGGTTACATTGATACGCTAGCTGTGCACGAGAATGCTACAGTGGCTGGTACTCTTGGAGTAACTGGTCTTTCCACTCTCGCTACAGTGGACATCAACGGCGGTAACATTGACGGGACTGTCATTGGTGCAGCTTCTACTGCTGCCTCTAGCTTTACAACAGTAAACACGTCCGGTCAGGCCACTCTTGCTAGTGTGAATATTGATGCAGGTACAATTGATGGTACGACTATTGGTTTTACGACCCCAGCTACAGGTGCCTTTACTACACTATCGTCTACGACTGGTATCACAGGTGACGTCACAGGTAACGTAACTGGTAACGTGACTGGTAATGTAACTGGTGATGTAGTCGGTGGTCTAACTGGTAATGTAACCGGTAATATAACTGCAGCTACAGGTTCGTCTACCCTGAACAACCTTACTGTAAATGGTACCCTTGACATAACTAGTACAACCATTACTAACGTCAACGACCCTGTAAACCCCCAAGACGCTGCGACTAAGAACTATGTAGATACTGAAGTTTCTGCCCTAGTGGACGCAGCTCCTGGTACCCTGGATACACTCAATGAACTTGCTGCTGCTCTTAGTGACGATCCTGACTTTGCAACTACGGTAACAAACAATATTGCAACTAGGTTACCCCTTGCTGGTGGCACTATGTCCGGTGCCATTGCTATGGGTACAGCCAAGATCACGGGTATGGGTGATCCAACAGCTAACCAAGACGCTGCCACCAAGGCCTACGTAGACACTCAAGATGGTTTGCAGGTCTCTAAGACTGGTGACGCCATGTCAGGTAGTCTGGATATGGGGTCTAACCGTATCACAGGTCTTGCTGCCCCTACCCTCGGGGGTGATGCTACAACTAAAACTTACGTAGACGGTATCTTAGGGTCAGCTACTTCTGCTGCTTCCTCGGCTGCTGCTGCAGCTACCTCTGCATCCAATGCTGCTACATCTGAGTCCAATGCTGCTACATCTGAGTCCAACGCTGCTATTTCTGCTCAGGCTGCTGTTGATGCTGTTACTGATACTACTACTGACGCTGCTACTGCTGCTCAGGCTGCTATTGATACTGCCGCTGACCGTGTGCAGACAGGTGCTGACGTAGTATCTACGGCTGCTGATGTGTTAGCTGTTGGGATAGCGGCTACTGATGCTCTAGCGGCGGCATCTCTCGTTAATGGAGTTGTAACACCATTCAACTCTGAAATCTTATGGCCCGCTTCCCTTACGCCCCTACCTACTGGGTGGTACGACACAACGGAACGTCTCCTAGCTGGAACTTCGGCACGGGCGATTCTATCAAACAACCCACTGATGGTTTATGTAGAAAACAGCTTCCTCCCTGATCTAACTCTAGCTTTCGAGGATGGTAGTTACTTCACTGGCGGCGCAGCTACGGACCTTGTGAGTGCTACTACTCATGCCCGTGCAGGCAATGCCACGATGGTTGACAGCGATGGGCTGCTCAAGTGGGCACCGCATAACTTGGTTACTTATTCGGAAGATTTTACTGATGCGAGTTGGGTTACAACAGAGGCGTCAGTTGTTCTTGATGCGGTTGGACCTGACGGAGTTTCAAATTCAGCAGCTACTCTGACCGAAAACTCAGCAACAGCCGATCACTACATTTCTGTCTCAAATTTACCAACAACGGCGACAGACCCGTACACGCCAAGCGTCTATGTAAAAGCTGGAAGCGGCAGCAGGTTCGTTATTCTTCGTTCTTTCCAAGCCGGAACGGATGACTGGATGGTGGTTAATCTTTCTACTGGTACTATCACTGACAGCTCTACAGGCCAAAGAAACGAAAACGTCGAAGATGTTGGGAGCGGGTGGTTTAGACTTAGCTTGACGTTTGACGCTACTGGCTCAACTGCGGGCATGTTGATTGGACTTTCGGATGTATCCACATCTACAACTGGGACTAACTCTTATGCTGGAGACGGAACCTCAAGCATCCTAATCTACGGCGCACACCTCTACCACTCTGACCTTGGTGGCATGGTGGATAACCCTGCTCAATCCGCAGGCTTTGAGACTTACGTCCCGACTACTGGTGCAGCAGTATACCTCCCCCGCATAGGCCACCACCTCTACAATGGCACTGCATGGGTAGACGAAGGGTACTTCCACGAGAGTGAAGCGCGGACGAATTTGGTTACTTATTCGGAAGACTTTACTGATGCGAGTTGG